GATATGGGGCATGCCTGCGGAAATATCCATGCTCACCCGTTACGATGCGGGCATGGAGGTGACAAACGCAACCGACCTGTCGGGTCTTGGCGCTTTGCATTATGTAGTTATGGGCACATAGGAGGCCGCCATGAGCACGGTGCAGAGCCTATACGACCTCATTCAGTACCGGCGCGACATAGACGTTACGAAAGACGATCTGATCCATGTCGTCAATAATGCCGTCCGGACGATAGCGAAGCGTTTATACTGGCTGGAGTCGGACCTACTGCGCGAAGAAATGTCGGTGTCTGTGTGGGCGCAGGTTACCCATACCGGCACCGATATTGTCTTCAACGATGCCAACCCGGATACCATAACCAGCGCCACCGGGGGATTCGTAACCTCCGGACTGGCGGCGGATATGCCTATCACTACCGACTCGACCGTAAACGATGGACCGTTCCGCATTGCTACGGCGGCAGACAAGACGCTGACGCTGGCCAGTACGGATAGTGTAACCGCGGCGGTTGCGGCAACAGTCGTCATAACCTCAGATGACGGCTACGGGTACCTGCCGTCCGGATTTTGGGGATTCGTGGACCAGCCTTACATCGACGGCAAGACATACCCGCTGCTTCCCCTGCCAAACCTTGACATAAAGCTGTCCTATACCTCGGCGGGCGAACCGCGATATTACCAGATCAAGGGCAGTAAAATCTACGTCACCCCCGACACGGCCACCAACTACACCATCAAAGGCGACTACTTTGCCCGACCCACGGCCCTGACCGCCACTACCGACACCATTCCGTATGGCGAACTGTTTGATGACGTTATCGCCGAGTATCTCTTGCGTTATTTCCGCAACGGCCAGGAGGGGATGTCGCAAACAGCGGGACTTAATCAGATGCTCATCGAAAACGTGGATCTCATTGCTCCTAAATACGGGAGGAGGGCGCCGGTGCGGATGCCCCGCGGCATCCCTTGGGATGCGCTCATGGGCGACAATATCAACTGGTAGGAGGACATAAGACATGGCATTCCCCGACTTGACGGATATAAGGGCCAGGGTGCGATCACTCATGAACGAGGACAGCAACTCCACCTTCCTGACGGATGCTATTCTCAACCGCTTTATCAACGACGGAGAACGCGATATAGCCATCAAGACAGGGTGCATCGAAAACATAGATACAGCAACCACTACGGCCTCTACCAGACTGGTGGCATTCTCCGGGCACAAGGTAAAGTATGTCGAGTATGCAGGCAGCACCAGAACCGGAATTCAACGGGTGACGCCTAAGCATTTGGGATTTTCTACCTACTCGGGAGCAACCCCTCAGTATTGGTTCCAGTGGGGCGGGAGTGTTGTGATCGACCCGCTTCCGGACACCGCCTACACCATGTACCTGTATGTCAGCGATTATCCGCAGACCGAGATGAGCGAAAGCACGGACGAACCGGCCATACCAAGTTCTTTCCACGAGGACATCGTTCAATACGCTTTGGCCAGGGCACTGATGCGGGACAGGAAATGGCAGCAGGCGGCTTTCGTCTATAACAAATACATCGAATCCATCCAGGCCAAGAAGCAGATGATCGTGGCGCAACAGCCTGACCCGCGCTCGGCTATCAAGATACCGGATGTCGTACAGAGAGGAGGCCAGCAATAATGAGCACACTCCAAGCCTATACCGGATACAGCGAGACAGATACCGCCTCCCGGCTGACCGTAGCCACCAACACCCTGACTATTACCTCCCTCGATACCGACGAGGATATGCGGCTGACCAAGGACTTCACCGCCTCCTACTTCTCCGGTGATTTCGAGCACACCTTAAAGATCAACGTGACCGTGGGAACCGGGGCAGAATCCTGTTATGTGTGGGCAGTGACCAACTCTATTGCCAACCCGCTCGGCACCCTCCGAACCGCCGCTACCGACATGCTGGCCCTCCAATGGTTAAACGGGGCGCTGGTCCTCGTAGAGGTGGAGACATCCGAATATTCAGATACCTCCTCTGCCTTGTCCCTTGCCACCGACTACTACCTCAGAGTGGTGAGAGACGAGGCGGTTGGAACCTACGGTACGCTCTACTGCTACATCTACACCGACCGGGAATACTGCGAGCTGGTGGATACCCTCACTCTCACTCTCCATGCAACAAACGACTGGCAATACCTCTGGGGATGCGGCGGTGTGGGCGATGGGGCGGGTTCCACCGTATTCACCGGGACCATTTACAACCTCACCCTCGATGCCTACGCCTACACAATGGAAGGAATCAGGACCAGGATCAGGGATATTTTGAACGAATCCACCGCCGCGTTCTGGACAGATGCCGAACTTAACTATTGGGTCAACGACGGCATCCGGGAAATCGCGGAACTTACCGGGTGCATCCAGAATATAGACGCCCTCACCACCACCAACGGCACCCGCACGGTAACCTATACGGGATACGATGTGGCAGCGGTGGAATATAAACCGGCCTCCGGAACCAGGACCGCACTTGCTCAATCCGACCAGTTACGAGACGGGCACGGCAGATACAACAGCACCACGCCGCAGTTCTTTTGGACCGGCAAAGGAGCATTCGGCATAGATCCGCTGCCGGACGCCACCTACAACCTGGACGCATACATTAACGATGTGCCGACAGACATGACGGTTGACAGCCAGATACCAGAGATCCCCCCGGCATTCCGTCCGTTGCTCGTCGATTACGGTCTATACCGGGCCTTCCTCAAAGAGGGCAACTATGGGGCGGCCTCCTTGTTCCACCAGATATACCAGTCGGAACTGATATACACGGCGCAAGACAACCTTGCCAACATACCCGATGCGCGATCCGAGATGAGGTATGAGTAATGGCCGAAGACAAAATACCGGTCGTTAAGATCAACCCGACGCTGCGGCCCATCCAGGGCATAGCCGACGAGAAAGGATACGATCACCCCGTCCCTGTTATCAAGTCGGCGGCATCTCTCAAGGGTGCAAAAGGCGAACAGGACAATGCCGTACCCATATCCGATGTAACCAAAGGAGTGCCTTTTAGGGGTGGGATGTTCACAGATCGTGAGGTCGCGCTGATTCCCTCCGGCGGTTACTCTATGATCCAGAACATGAGAGCTACCCACCCCGGTTTTGAAAAGCGTAAGGGATGCGCCAAGAAGCACACCACGGCAGACGGAACCAACGAGGTCATGACCCTGTTTCAGTACGCCAAGGGGAAAGTTACCGAGCGCCACTTCTACGCACAGATGAGTGATGGGGATGTGCTGGACGCTACTGATGCGCCTCCCACAGTTACAACGGGGGCATTTGGTACTGAGGTATTCGATGGGACTTCAACCGGCCAAGTCCCGGCATCCTGGGCGGTCATTGATGACAAGGTGATCTACTCCAACGGCTCTGATATGCACAAGATATACACCGGCTCAGACTATCTAATTTCCCGTGTGATCGTCTATATCGGGACTGCCGCGCCTCCGATCATTCCCACCGAAGGGAAGGACTATACCGATCAGGCAACGGACGGTATCACCACCACCTATATAGACCTATCATCCCTTGGAGACTTGGCCGTTGACTATGACTGCATCTTCGTCTGCACCCACATCCCGGCAACCTCGATCACATGGACGATGGCAAATGTGAACTCTACCGCATCCGTAGCAGCGGGCAAATACTGGAATGGCGCATGGGCGGCCATGAGTGGGTTCAGTGACGGCACGACCTCGGGTGGGGCTGCCTTCGCGCAAACAGGAACTCAGTCCTGGACGGCACCCTCCGACGAGATCCCCCATTATATGTTTGGACAGAACGGCTTCTGGTATCAGATATATCTATCATCCGGGGATCTGGATAGCGACACGAAGGCATCATCCCTTTGCTACAATACCACCTGGCAGAGCCTCCAACACATATGGGACGGGGTGCTCGTGGATGTGGTCGAAACTCAGTTCTACGACCAGAGTGACGACGCCTACCTAACATATGGCGCTACATCCATAGACATCAGTAGCGGCACCACCTCGGACATCCTCTACTTTGCATCCCTCGACCCCATTGTTGGATTCTATGTGGATGTGGGGGAAACCCCGAACACCACCGCCTCAACTACTATCAACCATGTGTATTATTGGCAGAATGGGAATACATGGGCAGAAGTGACATCGGCTGACGACGACACCGATGGGTTCTCCAAGTCTGGTTTTGTAACCTTCAAGCGCCAGAGCGACGTATTCAAGCAACAATTCGGTGGGTTACAGTATCACCTCTACTGGTACAAGATAACATGGGACCAGACCCTATCATCAGACGTTCAGTTATCCATCCAGACCATGCCTTATTTCGACATCACTGAGTACGGGCAAAAAGGGATTGCGAACTGTGCATGGCGGGACCGCCTCGTATGCAACTTTGACCGCTGGCCGGTTGACCTCTATGTATCAGGTAAGCACACCCCAATGTCATTCAACGGGGATGATGCAACTATCTTGGAACGTCCCGGCGATGGTCGGTTAAACAAGG